CGCTGGATCGCATGCTGCAAGATACTTCGACGCTCGGATAAGAACCTCGGCACTTTCTTGCTTTGGCTGGGGTTCTTGTCTCTCGGCTTGCGGCGACATCGCCCACGGTGCCCGCGTGGCCGGTCTCATAAACTCGGGATAGTCGGCATAACCTCGCTGCCACGGTGCAGCGTCGGGCGACCATTCGTATTTACCACCCAACGGACACGTTTGGTCGCCTACCCACGTAGAAGGGGCTAATACAACGTAGAATCCGTTGCTTCGGATGTCGACCCCCTTACGAAACTTATTCCGGCTGGACGGCGGCGTCACGGCTGTATAGAAATAGTGTACACCCCCTCTCGGAGTGTTTTGCGTTACCGTCGGCGGAATAGGCGGAAAGTCTTTGAGCGATTCAAAGCCGTCTTCGGTCGGGCGTACATCCACATCAATCACGTAAACGCCGCTGGCGTCGCCACAGGCGAGTCCGATGTTCGCCGTGGGCCATTTATCCCACCACTCGCGGATCGCTCCAGAATCGTTCGTGGCGTCCAGAATCCCGTGGCTCGTCATGGGAGTCTTTTGGCCCGGAGCAAGAGGAAATATATTCCACCCTAGAGAGGCATAGTACAATGCGGCATCCTGCAACGAACCCATTATTGCATTCCTGTTTATTACGTGCTCAGCGGTTGATTATAGGCTACGATCTCGTGATATTTTCCATGCCTGCGGACGGTAATGGTGTGAATCGAATCGAGAAGGGTTTGAGATATGAGCAAGTCTCCAAGAGCTTCATCAACGCTTGTATATTGCTTCTTATTGCTGCTATTTCCTGCATACTTGCGCCACCACTCCTGAGCGATATTTCCTGCTGGACCAGCATGGTCAAGCAAGCACCAATGGCGAAACATTCGGAGTCCGCATCGGAATTGGATTCGCACTGAATCGGGACTACCCGGCTTCTTGTGTCGGTTGACATAGACGGTATCTACCTTCAGTATTTCTGGTACATCGGAAAGTATGGATTTTGTAGACGCCTGGGTTCCGTGCAATCTCTTTTCGCGTTCCTCGGCGGCGGCTCGCTCCACGATTATCTTAGGAACTTCCCGGCCGCACGCCGGGCAAACTTTAGTGACCCGGCTGAAGGTCTCACGGCAAGCTTCGCATGTCACCAGCTTAACAGGCGCGCCACCAAGAAGATCAACAGGACCATGCTCATCAATACAACCGGCGAAGTCAAGTACCAGACAATCATGCTTATCGGGCCAAAGTCGCAATCCCCTTCCAACCATCTGGCTAAACAAACCAGCGCTGAGAGTAGGACGAAGAAGCACCACGCAATCAATATGAGGAGCATCAAAACCCTCTGTTAAAACATTGACGTTACAAATGGCATGAATCCGCTGAGCCTTAAAGTCATCGACCATACGGTCTCGGGTTGACGTTTTTGTTTTCGCCGTCAGGCATGGGGCTTCGATTCCATATCGTCGAAGTTCCAGCGATACCTTTTCGCAATGTTGGACATCGACACAATAAAAGACAATGGCTTGGCGAGCTTCCGCTCGTATAATTCGCACCGCCTCTCCGATGGCAGATGACACCAACGAATCCACGTTGACAGCAGTCGATAAAGATTTCGTGATGTAGTCGCCGCCGGATTGACGCCGAACTTCGGATAAATCTGCATGAGAAACTCCTATCTTAGAACGAAGAGGGCAAAGATAACCTTGGGCTATTAAATCAGTGAGCTTGGCTTCGTAACATACAGAATTAAGTATATGATCGGGATGGCACAAAGCACCTCCAGCCATGCGCCAGGGCGTGGCAGTCCAACCCACGATGCAAAGTTTGGGATTAAACCGGCGGCAGCCACTAAGAAAGCTACGATACTTGCCCTCTCCACTAAACGGAATACGGTGTGCTTCGTCAACAAAGATAAAATCGAAGGGCGCGAACTCTCCGCTTTTGTTGTACACGGAGTCGATGGAAGCGAAGACAATGGGAGAATGATAATCTCGCCTTCCAAGTCCCGCTGAAAAGATTCCGATATTGCCGCCGCCGCTTTCCCCGTATTGACTTTGTAGTTTTTCATAGTTTTGTTGAACAAGCTCTTTTCGATGTGCCAGGACGCATCCACGAAGGTTAGGATAATCTTTTTGCCATAGTCGTATCAGCGCCGCCATCGTCGGCGACTTACCCGATCCCGTCGGCATTGAGACACAAGGATTTCCTTGCTTTATGCAGACGAACTCATTGACGGCATTAACGGCTTCGAGTTGATAGGGGCGAAGCTGAAAAGCCATTACGTAACCCATTCAGCTAAGGTATTGTAGATTTTATCAGCGAAACCATTTACTACTCTGAGATCATTTTCGGCATCGCCATTCGACTCCAGATAGATTTTACGACCTCGATATAGTAAATTAACAAAAATAATTGCTTCGTCTTGTTGTGCTTTCTCAAGGTCTTCGATAGTAATGAGCTTTACCGTCTTCATCTGATTTTTCCCTCAAATATGTATTGCAGTAACAAATCGAAAATCTCTTTCGGTGGAGTTCCTTCATGGCGGTAGAAAACAGTTCCGTAATTACGAATACCAAAAAAGTCCCTTTGGTAAGTCTCGCAGTGAAACGGCGTGGCATCGAAGGGTTTTTCTAGTGATGCAACGCGCTGTGCTTCGTAAACAGGAACAACGAACTCGTTGACGGCATTGACAGCTTCGAGTTGATAGGGGCGAAGTTGAAACATCAAATATCTTGGGCATGTTCTTCGTTGCAATCGTAGCAAAGGTGGAGCAGGGTGTGGTCGTCAAGGATTTCACTCATAAACCGATCTTCCGTTAGCTCAGCTTCTTCGCCATAAAGTTCCTTTCCGCAGTATTCACATACGATCTTCATTGTACACCCTCTCGTATCTCACAGTTGGAAGCGCCAATTTTACAATTATCCCCTGTAAGCCACTCGATAACTACTCGACCGCCGGGCATTACAGCCGCACGGTATTCGATTTCTTGGCACGCCGCAATGGGCGTTAGCTGGGTCACATCCTCGCCGTATTTCTGTTGCCAAACCGCCCGAAGCATTGCAGCGGGAAACCTATCAGAAGTTCGCGTCTCTTCAACAGGGTAACGCGAAAGAATGTCGTCCTTACTGCATTGAATCACTTCGGCCCCTAAGGTTTCCTTCGCGCTATTCACGAGCCGATTCGACACGACTGAGTAAGGGATTTTTGTTAGTTCTTGGCTCGTGAAACCCGTCTGTCCATTTGACCATTGCAACTTAGTATTGTTGTCTTCGTAGGTTAGCCAAGTGGTATTCACTTCTTTGCTGCAACTAACGGGGGAGCACTGAGGAAAGAACGCCGGAAGGCAAATGTGGTTTTCACAAGCTGCCGCTTGGTCTTGTTCCGACAAGCTTCGCTCGTGCCGATCGCACTGCCATCGCGCCATGCCATCCATCATAGGAGTGGAATAGCAACACTGACGGCACGAAACATTAAGAACCGGGAACGCCGGAAGGTCAGGCGAACCCCAACAAATCGCATGAGCATCGCACCACGAACACTCATAGTAATCTTCGCGGTCGGAAATACGAGCCGGAGGTTCATTGTTCGTAATGATATTTCTCGCACGCTCGATTAGACCGCTAAAATATAGCTTGTCAAAATGAATCCGCTCGGAGTAAAGTTCGTCGGTGTCTTTGTTAACGGCAAGATAGAGCGCTCGCGTCATTTCCGTCAGACCCATGTAAACTTGCATCTGAGCATAATGCTGGGGCTTAGCCCCCTGTACGCCATCGTAATGCACTCCATCAATCGTACCGCCAGATTTTAGCTTAGCGAACGACTTCGCGTTGTGAGTCTTAAACTCAATAACATGCCAAGTCTTCGGGGCTTCCGGCACGCCCAAAGCGCATCCATCCATGTGGCCGGAGAAGTGACCACCAATAGCCGAGACGGAAAACTGCTCTCCCGTCCGTTTGTCGATCTCATGGACAGTGCAACCGATAGCCCGCAAGTTGGCAACGAATCGAGCTTCCGCGAGGTCACCTGTCTCAAATAGGCGGTACGCCCTTCCGTCGATGTCTGGACGGCAGCAGTGCCGAAAATTGTACCACAGATACCGGGAGCACGGGTGCCCGATGATTGACGCCCCAAGGTAACCTCGCGGCGCTTCGGCGTCTCCGACCTTTTTATAATGGTCGTAGATAGCCTGCACGGTTTGCGTATTCTTCGGGATGTATGGCGTTAAATCAGACATGCGCTTCTTGCTCCCATCCGTAAGTACATCGGTCACGTTCCCATCGAGCATTGATGCTATCAGCAAATGTCGGAGCGTCGATTCTAGTTAATAAAAGCTCGTAAAGAGAAATTGCATACTCCTGTGTATTTTTCGGAAATTGTCTACAAAACTCTACATACCCTTGATTCCAGTGGAACGATAAGGATACAATAGCCGCTCCAAGATTTTTTTCCGACAGTTTCGATATGATTATCGAAGTCTTTTCGTAGATTACTTGTCTATCTTGAATGCTGATCATCATTAGAAGTAAGCCTTTGAATGTTTCGCGTGTTTTCGCCAATTGGCCACATAGAGCGCCGCGAGCTTTGGATCGTCAATGACCAAGAGGTTCTCGGCGTTGTTATTCTCGGCGGCGTAGCTAAAATTGAACGACCCGGTAACCACCACCGAACGATCCACAATAATGATCTTATTGTGGGCAATGGCGTGCTCACCATCCGAGAGCACAATGACGCCAGCCGCGTGGAGAATCTCTGCTTTGTCGTGCCCTTGCTTATGGTCGAGAATAACCGACACTTTCACCTTACGCTTTTTAGCGGCGACTAACGCTTGCGTGATTCTTCCGGCGGTAAACGAGTAGGCTTGCAGCAGGATTTCCTTTTTGGCTGCATTGATAGCCTTGACAATGGCGTCCGTGCAACCGCCTTTTGGCGAGAAGTAGACTTGAATCATTTCGCCGCCTTTACACTCACTGCGATTTTCTTGGGTGTGGCTATGACGTGCTTGCTGAGAATCTGAAATACCTCCGGGTTGTTCTCCCGGTAGTATTCATAGCCCGTCACGTCAAGCTCGGTTGTCGTCTTTGACTTGATAGGCGGCGGAGTTTCAGGCATCTCAGCCAATGCCAGCTTCACGGCATCGAAGTCAGCTTTGTAGTTGTATCCGCGTTCAACCGTCACGGAAGAGCCGTCGGGCAGCTTGACGGTCTTTTGGCCACGTTCCGGGCCGGGAATCATTGCGGCAATTTTTGTCTCGGCGTCGATTCGCGCCGCTTTTGCTTTCTCTTCGACTTTCTTATCATTAAGAAGACGCCGAACGAGACACGACAGTGTAGACATATCAATTTCAGGCATAATTAACTCCAGAAAAAAAGGAAGCGGGTGGAAGGGCTGGAGCTATACGCTACCCGAAGGTGTTTTTGCGTCCAATAGTCAGCCCTACCACTCGCCTCCCTGCGAGTGGAAACAACAACCATCATTTATAAACCGAGTGTCCTAGTGAAACTGGACGAATGAGTCACTTACGTTGGTGTAAAAGCCCAGGATAACCCATGCGGGTCTTGCGCCCGCGTTTCCCGGTGTAGTCTATTTCTGCCAAGGCGGCTTGAATCCGGCGGCGGGCGGCGGTTGCACCAATCCTGTTTGCGGCGGAGCGACCGGCGGCAGTTGCATCGGTGCGGTTTGCTGCGAAAATGGAATGCTTCCTGCGGCGGGCGGAGTGACAGATTCGTATTTACGAATCTCGTTTTTATCGTCCTTAACTGCAACCCGAACCTTTGCGGTCTTGTTCAATAACGCAGAAGTTTCCGATAGGTCATGAATGTTGGCCGCTCGGCCCAACTCCGCCAAGGCCTCTAATGCGATGCGAACGGCTTCACCATTCGGATTGTCCACATTGAAACGATCCCACAGTTTTCGGCCCTTGAATTGGCCGTCGATTACCTGGAATTGGATTTCGAGATAATGACCGGTGCCAGCTTTCGTTGCCTTGACTTCTTCTTTTTCGACGAGGACGATGTAATCTCCAGGAGGCAAAAACGCCGCTTTGCGTTCCGGCTGCTGGAATGGATCAAATGCACCACCAAATAGACTGCGTAAATTACTAATTAGAAACCTCTCTTAAAAAGGAACGGAATTGGACGCGGTTGTGACGGCATCCATGAAACTGCCATACGACAAAGGCAACTCATACGGCAGTTGCCCAAAGACACCGCGACCGCCGCCAGGATGGGCCGGACGCTTCTGGGTGTAGAGAAACCGGCTGCCAGGAGCAACGTCAATCCCTTGGTGTTTCTCTTTCTTGAACCCAACCGATTCCGAAGCAACGACAACCTTTGTGTTGCAGAACAGAATCAAGTCGCACCAACGATAAAGCAGATTCGCAGCTTTGTCGTTAATGTCGAATTGGTACTGATCGTAAGACGGGCCGGCAGGATCGTCGAATCGTTTGACTTTCACATGTCCGATAACGATCGACGCCATATTCTTTTTATCTCGCAAGGCATCCAGGCCTTCCGTAATACCTCGCCAAACAGACAACGCTTCGATGTAGCCCTTTCCATATCCACCCATAACCTTTTCGATGGAATTGACACGACCGTTATCCTCGCATGTCTTATTCCAAACAATAGGTTCAAGGGCACTGGCCGAATCAACAACGACCGTTCCGTAATCATGGTCGGAGTTATAAAGCGTCCCAAGGCAACTAAACACATCTTCGATAGAATTACATTGCGGAAACTGAGGCACAGCAAGCGAATCAATTCCTTGCTCACCTCGAATCGGAATAAAGATTGGGTTCGCCGAACCAGCAGCGAACGTGCTTTTGCCAATCTTCTCAACGCCAAGCAGCACAATGCGGGGTGCCCGCAATCGCTTCTCACATGTTATGCTCTCCAAATTGAACGCCATTTTTTCGTCTCCAAAAGTTACGTGAACAACACAAGCATAACACAATTCTACGCTTTGTCAAGCTTCTTCTGTTTTGCGAGCACTGACAGAACCTTACGAGCAGTCCACGGTTTATCGCGAAGTAGCCCGTTGTGCATATTCAGCCAACTTGCAGTTTCGGAAGGCGTAAACTTTTCGTAATAGCATTGCAGAAGCAGCTTAATAGCGTGTTGCTCCGATTCGTTCGTACAAAGCTTGCCTTCCGCAACTCGATATCCAATCGGCGGACGGCCAATCCAAACCCCTTCGGCTTTTTTGCGTGCCATTCCTATTTTGGTTCGCTCGGCAATCTTATCACGCTCGAATGCCGCAAACGCCGCAAGCATACTTTGGAATAACTTCCCTTCCGGCGTCGTGCGAATGGGCGAGCCGTCAGCGAACTCAATGGTGCATCCGCGTTTTTCAACCTCATGATGAATCGTTAGCGAAACGAGCAAGTCGCGTGCGAGCCGATCTTGCCGGTCAACTATGAGCACCCATCCCGTTTGCAATGCGTCCAATGCGTTCGTTAAGCCGGGCCGGATAAGCGTCTTGCCGGAAATCGAATCATCCCAATACATTCCCTTGATATAGTAATCCTTACTCAAGCAATACTTCTTGCATCGTTCTAGCTGGTGATGATTGGAATCGCATTCATCAGCATTAGGACGAGGAGAGAACCTTGCGTATAATACGGCATGAGGCATCATTGTTCCTTTGGTCGAAGGATCGTAAGTCGTTGGTCTGCCGACATACTTGGCAAACCGTAAGAATATCGCATGTCGTTTGGCCGACGGCAGTCTCCCTGCCAAAATATCGAATCGGCTTTCGCTTGTTACACACCCGGCAAACCCGATGTGTTGCGGCGGGGACGGGGTTGATTGTCTTCTCGACTATCGAGAATAGATGCTTGCCGCCGTTATCGACGTAGCATTCCAGACATGGCATTTGCACCATTCTGCCGCATTCCGGGCATCGGACAAAATCACCTGACGGGGAAACTTTTTTGCGGCTTTCGGGTCGAAACTCCCGTGCGAGTCTCTCGACATACTCGCGGGAGATTTCATACTTCGCGGCGATTTCCCCGTAGCTTAGATGTAAATCGCGTATCTCTGCAATGAGCAAATTATTCGACGGCTTTGTCATTCTTCTCCTCTTCTTTCTTTGGGTACTCCACGCAGGTTTGCTCGCGGGCTTTCTTAATTGCCTGTTGGATATAGTATTCTTTCGCCGCGTCAAGAATTGACGGACGATTCTTCTGACTACCTTGAAACATGAACATGGTTAATCCCTCTAGGTTTCTTCGTCGTAAATCATCGACGTAGGATGCCCGTCATAAAAAGCCACCACCGCAACTCCCACGACTGTGCAGTGGTCGGGTAACTCGAAAACATTATACCGGTAACATTGGTATTTGCATGGATTTTTTCTTACCTTTTCCGCAAACTGAATCGCCTTTTCGTCTCTCTTGAACATTCGCAACGGCACATCGTCAAGATTGGTGCGAAGAAACACAACATAACGATCTTGCATAATTATCCTCTTGTTCTTTGGCAAAACATTGGTCAAGAAAACAAACGACACTAGCGGTTGTTCCGTGGTGGCGATAGACTGCAACGTCCGCCGCTAGGGAACGTAAGCAAAGCACGAGTTTTTGCGGGAGTTCACCTTGTAATTCCGCATACAGAAAAAAACCACGGCGTTCAAAGGTTACGCCGGGAAAGAAGTTTCGTAACGCAAGTTTGATAGTGTCCGTGCAATTCAAATAAACAGCATTCATTTTGTTCCCCTTTCGATATGTACTTCTCGGTCACATAGTTGGGACATAACTTCTTCGGCATGCCGATCGCACAACGGAACACACTCAAGATACATCGTCGCATCCCACGGGCATTCATCATCGGGTGTTGCCCGAAAATTGCACGTCCCCGTATTGGAATGCACGGGATAGATTCTGATTTCCGGTTCCATGTTATACCTCAATTAGTTCTAGGGTTTTGACTTCCAAGGCTTCACATAATTGTTGCGGCGTCATTGGCCATTCACGGATTACATCCATTGCGTTGCATGCTGCTTTTCGCAAGGCGTCTTCCGGGTCATGGGCCGAAAACTCCGATTGAAACCCGTCAAGCATCGTTACTTTGTAGAGTTTCATTAGCATACCCCGCAATCTGTCGATTGCCGATAGATGAGGATGCCGAACAGCCGATAATCGACAACAGCCCATCGGTGGTGCCATATCTTGTCGATCATGCAGTAGGTTTTTTTGCTAAGCATTATTTGCCCTCGCATTCATGGCAGTAGCCTGCATCAATGAGTTGACAAGCCCGACGGCCATATGTCCCTTGAAGCTTCCATACAAGGCCTTGGTCAATGAGATATTGAAATCCGGCGGATTCCTCGAAAATATCCATGCCGCTTGGATTTTTTTCCCATGCGGTAATGAACTCGATCAGGTTAAACTCTTTCGTTTTTTGCATTCTCTCTTTCCTTGTTTTTCGTGAGCACCAATCCCGTATGCAGTAAATCATAGCTTGCATCCGGGGTGGTGTCAAGCGTTTTGTTCGTCTCGCCAATCGTCTTCGTCCCATCCGTCGTAGTCCCAATCGTCATCCTCTACCTAATCGTCTTCGTCACCGTCGAAGTCGTCCCATTCGTCGTCTTCTGGTGGCAAAGCCGGACGTTCTTCAAGCTCTTCAGACCAAGCACTCTTCGGGCCGTCGTCTTCTGGTAACATATCCATTGCAATCTCCCTTAAAGGCGTTGTGTGTCACGTCGTCAGCGTAACGGCGTGTCATTCAACGCCCTGCCGGGGAACAACAAAACCCGGCAAGGCGGGAGCGGCGGTCAACCGCGTATCAGTTCCATGTGCGTGGGCTGATATTCAAAATAGATACACTCTTGCGAGAGCATCCGGCAAGCACGTTCTGCCAATTCTCGCAATTGCGGCAACAAAGCATCGTCAACAACCGTTACGTTAGTCACAACCGGTTCGATACGCAATTCGCCATTATCCATGCGGTACGAACCGGCTGCTTCGTATGTCGTTACGCCGCCGGTCAGGGCAATTAAATCCCTGGTGAGTGCCGCCGCTATAGGGGAGTTAATAGTGCCATCATCCTTGTTGTCAACCAGAGGAAAAATATATGTTACTCTCAACATTAAACACCTACCTTTCGTTTGGGATATTTCCACAAAATCATTGTTGACGGGCCGTTGCGGCCTGAAACGCGGGGCGGTTTCAAATCTTCCATCTTCCGCCGCAACGTGCTTTTTTTCACGGGCGGAAGATTGTTGATTCGCCGACAATCCTTGCAGCAAACTTTATCGGCGGAGTACGGTCGGTCACTATACATTGGCCTACCGCACACATTACAAAAGCAGTTATCGAACGCCATTGCTTTCTAGTCCTTTCAAAATGTCATTAAAGGATTGAATATCCCCATAACCAAAAAAAGAAGCGTATTCCTTAGCTTCAACGCAAGTATCGCGGAGTTGCCGATTGTACCAATCGGCGTGTTTGCGTGCTCTGGATGCTAGGCCTTGCAGCCGACGGCATTCATCACGATAGTATCCGATGTTGAAGAGCACATAATCGGGTATTACCTCTTGAATGCACGGAACATGAAACGCCACAATGCCAAGGCTATCACAAACTTGCCGCACTAGCCCTAGCTGTTTTGCGGTAGTTTTGCTGTATCCCCAGGTTGTGATAAGCACAGCTTGCTTCCCGTTGCTTTCGACATGGCGAGCCATTGGGAAGTGGTGTCCGTAACTGAAGATAACCTCACCTTCAGCAAAGACGTTGCCTGCACGGTTACGTGGTGCAGGGTGGGCTTACTTTGCCCACAAGTTAATAACCGCACGTGTCGGAAAAACGTTTGTCATATTGTCTCCATTGCGATGGAATGACAGAAGCCCCATATCAAGATCGTAGCAAACACAATAGCAAAATCAAACATAGTGCCCTCCCTCTCTTTCAAAATGCTCTTTGGCTAAGTCAAGCAACTCGCCGAAGTCTTCGCCGGCCCACTCACACAAGTGAGCGATGTCTGTCAAGGCGTCAACGACATTCTCCCTAACATCTTGCCCACGTTGGGCAATTTTCGCTTCGATGGTTTGTGCTCTTTCAACGTTTATATCAAGCATTATTCACCTTCCTTACTAAATCTAGGAATGTCGGAGAATGGCTAAGTAATCCGACCAACAGGATTTTCCAGCCCCATAGCTGTACGATCAGCAACGGGTGGCGAAACATCGTTTGTTTGGTGATTGTTCCTTGCATCGTTCTACCCTCTCTTTCTATTTGAAAGATACGTTAGCAATTAACCTTGTCAAGTCATTTTGCGGAAATCCACATCATTTTGCGGCAATCCGTCTTAGTTTGCAAGTAGTAGTCGATACCCATGCTTTTCAGCATACTCGATAACATCGTTATACTTGCCGGTAATCAGCCGGGTGTGTATCTTCACATTGCCCAGCCGATCCTTTTGCGTGTAATCGTTCGTCCACGCAATCCACTTGCCGTCTTGGCGTTCGGCAAACATAAGCGTTGTTTGGTCCATTGCTTTATCCTAGATCATTTTTCTCTAGTTGTTTCTCGTAGCTTAGTTCTCGTTTCATAATGTCCTCTCTTTCTATTGCAATCTTAAACCAGTATGTTTTCGTTGTCAAGCCGAATTGTTTTATTTTGCGGGAATCCACATTGGTGACGTAATCGTGAGCAATCCATAAGCGATTGTGATGAAGTACGGCCATAACAAGGCGTCTTGGGAACGAAACCAGGGAATATGGCAAAAACCGACCAGGATGCCCCTAGAATCGCTTCAAGCCGTCAAGGTGTTCTGATATTAGATGACATGCAAACGGCCTCAGATGACCCCTTCTTGCTCGTCGCCACAAGAGGGGATTCAAGAGGTCATACCTCGGAAGTACGAGACAAAGGTGCGAAATGTGTATCATCCGTAACATAATGTTACATATCGTCCGGCTTTGTATCATGCGTCGGCGTCCTGGGGTGGATATGTTCCTATGCCACGACGCCGCAACCCTAAGCCCAATAAGGGTTTACGTTCACCTGTTGGGGGTGGTTTCGGCGTTAAACGACTCGGTTTACGCCGATGTACCGCTATAGTATAGGGATGGACATAAGGATAAGCATAGCAATGGGATAGGGTGGGTCAAAAGAAAGGGGGGTGTGTCCCCAATCCCAACCCGACCCCCTACCCCATCCCCTCCACCTCAGGAGACTCTAGCCCCTGTCAGGCGGAGAATGAGATTCTGAAGTCCTACTTTAGTGTTAGGCTACTTGATTCTTACCACCCCCTCGCACCTACTAAGATAGAATTGATAAGCTCACGGTTGACTAACAATCTGGAGGAATCGGCAACAATCCGTTAAAATCCGGTGATAATTATGCTCTCCCTTGGAGAGTATATGTCCTTACGTACTAAGGACTTAAGTATCAAAAAAAAATACTATCCCGGTTTTCGGAGCGCGAAAGTTGAAAAGTAGGGAGAGATATAACTTACTTAAGTTACTTATATCAACCGACTTTTTCAGGGTATGGGAGATCGGGTAGTTGAGTGATAAGTTAGGTAGTAATAAATAAAAAATAATAATATATAATATAATACACTACTATACACATACAATTATCATTTATATCCAGGGGGGTTGCCACCACCCAAGACCCCGATACTTTCCAGAAATGAAATCTGTATATCATCGCAAAAAACTGAATATCATCCAGATTATAATTTATCTCTAGTAGATTGCTTCTTACGGTCACTTTGGGTGGGATGTTGCGTCGCAGGCGGCTTCCAAACTTTTTGGCATGGCTGGATGGCTTAAGTGGATTGCCCACGTGGCTGCGACCGGGCGGCCACTTGACAAACTTCAGAAATAGGATATAGTTGTCTTAGAGAGACGAGGTAATCAAAATGACGATTAAACTTCTTGGTGAGAGTGGAATTATCAGTGACGGCCAGGCGTCAAGAGTTAAATTGCGTCTGCGTGACATCATTCGAGAGTCACACTTACGTCAAACAGAAATTGCTAATCGCATTGGTATTTCTGCACGGGCTTGGTCTCGAATCTGCAATCGTGGGCACGCAATAAGTCATTGGATGGAAAACCGACTCATGTGGCAAGAACTTGCCTCAGTCCTTGGCGTTGAGCTTGAGGACATGCTTATTGACCATACAATTGAATACGATCAGCACGGCAGAATTATTCGGTATCATAAAGACGGAAGTATTAAGCCATACCCCATAGACGAGAGGATCGAGGATTATGAATTGTCTGACGCCAGGATGTAAAGGCAAGGTAACATGCCGAAATCTTTGCTGGAATTGTTATCAGGCAGCAGCACGATGTATTAAGAAGGGTAAGACCACTTGGGCCGAACTCGAAAAGAAGGGTTGGGCTGGCCCACGGCAGCACGGGCCTGGGACTAATCTCTTTATGGTTACTAGGGATATTGAAGGACGGCATGTTGCGCCTGAGCCTTACGTCGAGAAGCCGAAGGTAACTTTGGAAGAGGCTAAGGCGTTAGTGCAAGAAGCCGCTCCTGAGATCGTAGAGAAGTCCAGCCTTCCCCCGTGGGAAGTTAATCATAGTGGGGAGTGCTAATGTGGTACTCTCAACATTACTGTTCCTTTTTAGAGGATGTTTCAATGAGTGAAGAGAATGTGGTTCCTGTCACGAAGCGAAAGCAAGTCTCGAACGTCGATTACGTCAAGGCATACAAGACCAGCAAGTCTTATGCCGAGCTTGCCGCGAAGATTGGCGTAACGAAAGAGTCCGCCGCCAGCCGCGCGTCGAAGCTTCGCACCCTGGGAGTGGTCTTGACGCCCTACGACCGCACGGCCCGCGAGGTCGATGTCGAAGCGCTCAATGCCCTGCTCCGAGATTAGTCCCCTCTGAGGCCGGCCTCTGCTGGCACCTTCTCCAGCCGAGCGCTTAAAATGCCCCCAGGGGTGCCGCTCGGCTGGACTTTCTTTACGTTTGGAGGTATACTATATCTATGCCTATGAAATCAAAATCTCAACGCCGTAAGTTATGGGCAACCGATCCGAAGCTCGCTCAAGAGTTTGAGGACAAGACCCCCAAGGGGAAAAAGTTGCCGGAGCATGTCAAGAAGAAAAAGTCCTTTAAGAAGAGAGACTAGTTATGGGTTACATTCAGAGAGGCGAAACTGTTGAAGCTTTCCAATGGAGAGGGCTTGACCAAGCAGACGGCACCGTCCCAACATGGGTTGTTCATGCCGTACTTAACAAGTGCTACTTTACTTCTGATGACTCAGCTAATGTGTACTATGTGGGAGGGCTTGCTTCCTTTCGCTTGAGTTCGTTGGATTGGCTTATTAAGTATCCAGATGGCAGAATCACAGTCGTGGGTGATGCGTACTTTTCCGAGACTTACATCTATGTGGCACGATAATGAATCCTGGATCGCGACTTGAATATCGAGACACTGACAACGACGAATCCGGCAGCGAGCCGAGTCCGTCGCAGCGCGATGCAAATCCCTCGGTGACGATCCAAGGGAAGGCGTACCCGAAGAAGGCGCAAATCGGGAAGAAGAAGAAGAAATCCTTTAAGAAGAAGAAAAAGAAATAATGGCATCGAAGTTTACCGAAGAAGAAATTGCCGAATTGCGAAGACGCAACCGCGCTGGCGAGACGCTGGTGTCGCTTGCCAGAGAACACGGGTTAGATGCCTCCAACCTGGCTCGGATGATGAAGGCTGCGACCGGCGGCGTTCACTGTGAAGACAAAGATCAATCCTACCGTGAGAATCTTGCCTGGGCGCTTCGCGCGGCAGGTGAGACTCTCCGAACGAAAAAGCAACCGCTTTCCTGCCCCAATAATTCCGCATGGTTCTTGTATGTGCAAGCGTGCGAGGAGCCAAAGGATTTCATGGCTAAAGTCAATCAAATGGAAGCTAAGTCCGACAACGGCGAAGAAGAAAAGCGGCAGCAGCAACAGAGCACCCGCCATTCGCTCGCCCAAGTCGAAGACTTCCTGGATTACATGGAGTCAAATTATGGCACCACGAAAGAAACTCAAACCGGAAACCAAGACGACAGCCGTGTGTGATTATTGCAGCAAGGCTCTCGGGCGGACGTGCGCACGGACAGATATGAGTAGCATTTGCGCCGCAGGCGAAGGGATTATCGTGAAAAAGCATTTTGGAGAAAAAAATGGAGAGCATTGTTATTTTTTTTGTAGTGATGCTTGTGCTCGTACTTTTGATATTCGGAACGGCAATAGTCGATGAAAGTCTCTACTCCATTTATAAGCAGAGTCCCAAAGACCCTCAGAGAGAATCTGCTCTATCGAAAGCAGACTCTTCAATGCGTTCTGACAGAACCGGAGTATGCCGAGCTTGTCGTTGCTGCATGTGCCAAAGACCCGCTCTTCTTCATCAACACATTTGCTTGGACATACAGCCCGAAGGATTGCCCGGAGAGACCGATCATTCCGTTCATTCTGTATCCGTTCCAAGAACAGGCGATGCTCGACATTCTGGACGCGATCGGGAACCATGATTTACTCATTGAGAAATCGCGTGATATGGGGGCCAGTTACCTCAACATCTACGCAATGGGTTGGTGCTGGAGGTTCGTTCCCGGGTTCTCCGGCCTCTTCGTCTCTCGTGTTGAAAGCTACGTTGACCAAGCAGGCAACCCAAAGTGTCTGTTCTGGAAGCTCGATTTCTTACTTCAAAACTTACCCAACTGGCTTATACCTAAAGGATACGATGACTCATGCCGTAAGCAGATGCACATCGAGAATCCTGAAACAGGAGGAGTGATTGATGGCGAAGCAACAACCGGAAACGTCGCGCGCGGCGACAGACGAACGGCCATCCTACTCGACGAGTTCGCTGCTGTACCAGACGGGCACCGTGTCCTTACTTCCACACGCGATGCCACGAACTGCCGCCTCTTCAACTCAACCCCTAGTGGTGTCAACTCAGCATTCTACGATGTTCGACAACTGGGGATTAAGCGATTGCGGCTGCATTGGTCACAACATCCTGTCAAAAACAGAGGTCTCTACACTTGCGACGAGCGAGGTAAGCTTAAAGTCATTATCTCGGATGGATACCCAAAAGACTACGAACCGATCCTCGACGGAAAGTTACGGAGTCCATGTTACGACAACGAATGCAAAAGGGCTGCAAGCGCTCAGGAGATCGCCCAAGAGCTTGACATTGACTACCTCGGCAGCGGATTCCAATACTTCAATCCAGCAGCCATTATCGAACAAATCCGAAAGCATGCCCGATCACCTGAGTTGATTGGAGAGCTTGAATACGATGATCTTACGGGTGACCCAATTAGATTTGTGGAGGGCTTGGGCGGCAGCCTTAAACTCTGGTGTACACTCGATGGGGAAGGAACTCCCCCCAGGGATCACAAGTATTCAATGGGCGTGGATGTCTCCGCTGGCACTGGTGCGAGTAATTCCTGTCTGGCCGGTTACGACCGGACCACAAATACTAAAGTTTGGGAGTATGCCAATTCGCATGTGCGCCCAGAGGCGTTCGGGAAACAGGCCGTCGCTATAGCAAAGTGGTTCGGTGGCGCTTATATTGTATGGGAGTCGGGTGGACCAGGCCGGCAATTTGGCTCTAAAATAATGGAGTTGGGATATGGCAACATTCACTATCGCCGACGCTCGGAAGGTCTATCCGGTTCCGTTACCGACATTCCGGGAGTTGTTACTACTAAGGAAATCAAGCTATTGCTGCTGGGAGATTATCGCGCTGCCGTGGAGCGCGGGGCGTGCATCAATCTTTCAAAGGACGCGATGGAGGAAACGCTCGAATATATCTATTCAGGCGACGGCGGCATTGAACACTCGCGGTCTACTAATAAAGTTGACCCATCGGGGGCTAAAGCGAATCACGGCGATCGAGTCATTGCCGATGCGCTCGCGTGGCTTGGAATGCGCGATCAAAGCCTATCGCAATTGCAAGAGAAGCCAGAAGTACCAATAGGCTGCCTGAAGTGGCGGCAGCAATTACGTGAACGTCAACAAAAAGAAATACAAGATCGAGAGGACGGTTGGGCACCATGATCGAGAACAATCCGCTTTCTAAACTAGAATACGATCGCCTCATTGCGAGCATTCAATGGAGCGAGAGGCAACTTGAGATGCCAAAGCGCAATCGCATTTCTGCGATACGCCAGTTGGTCGGCTTCCATTATGCGCAGTACGGCGCATTTCATCGGGTGCCGGTGCCATTGCTAGCGCTCGCCGCACAAATCTACGTTCGCAACTTGGCGGCACAGGAACCCCGCGTTCTTGTGACGACACAGAAGCCGGAACTTAAACCCACAGCAAAAAACTTCGAGCTTGCCCTCAATCAGATTCCCGACGAGATTGGTCTCTCGGCGACCTTACGTAAGTTCGTTCTTGAGGCCCTGTTCTCAATGGGTATCGTAAAAGTCGGCCTGCATACGGTCGATACGATTCTGCACCATGAATATGGCCAGCCCTTCGTCGATCTTGTTCCGCTCGACAATTACTTTCTTGACATGAGCGCCAAGAGTATGGACGAGATTTCCTACGAGGGGAATCAATACTGGTTGGACTACAAGGAAGTCATGGAGGGCGATTGGCTAAAGGGGGAAGCGAAGGACTCGTTAATCCCGGACGAGTACACTGTCGTGGGCGTTGCTGGCGAGCGCCGCGCAGAGGAAATCTCCGCCGACTCTTCTGCTGACCAGTATCGAGACCGTTGTTGGCTGCGAGACATCTGGTTGCCGCGTGAGCAAGTCGTGTTGACCGTCGGTGCGCAAACCAACAAGCTGTTAAAGGTAACGGAGTGGGAAGGTCCAAAGAATGGGCCATTTGTGAAGCTTGGCTACAATGATGTTCCTGGTAACCTGCTGCCGCTGCCTCCGATCGCTCTATGGCGTGATCTCCATGAATTAGCCAACAAGCTGTTTCGCAAGCTCGGTCAGCAGGCTGAAGACCAGAAGACGGTCCTCGGGTTCTTGGGGGGCAACGACGAAAGCGTTGAAGCATTCAAAAATGCGAAGGACGGTGAAGGCATCAACTACACCGGCGGGACTCCACAGAAGCTTGAAGCTGGCGGCGTTGTCCGCGAGACGATGGCTTTTGAAATGCAATGCCGCGATTTGCTTTCTTACTTTGCTGGAAACCTTGATAGCTTGGGCGGACTTGCTAAGCAGGCTCCGACGCTCGGACAAGACAAGCTGCTCAGCGCGGCGTCGGGCGCTCAGATGCGCGATATGGTAGACGCCACTGTGAAGGCGATTCAGGAAATCTTTTATGCGCTCGCACATTACGAATGGACTGATCCAGTTAAGCGTCGTCAGCTTGAAAAGCCGATCCCGGGCACATCACTTTCGTTGCCTATCACGTTTGGTAAGAAAGAGCGCAAAGGAAAGTTCGATATGTATGATCTTCGGATCGACGCCTACTCGCTGCAAGATAATTCGCCGGGCGTTCGGCTTCAGAAGCTCAACATGATCATGGCGGAGTATGTTGAGAAGCTCGCTCCGTTCATTAAAGAGAGCGGCGGCACAATCGACTTTCCGAAGGTCTTTGAGCTTGTGGCCCGCTACGCCGACTTCCCGGAACTTAGCGAGCTTGTCGTCTTTTCCGACAACCAACCAGGCCCCGGTGTGGATCGCGGTTCGAGTCAGCCCGCCAACACCCAGCACACAACCACTCGTGTTGGTGAGCCAGGGCAATCCCGTCAGGGGGCTAATGCCAACATGGAACAAATCCTTATGGGGGGGAATGGACGCCAGACAGCCGGGGATCAGGGCATGCGCTCGGGCGGCCAGGGGTAATGTATTGACTTTCCATACACTGTATGGTATATTATACAGTGTATGGGACGCATATACATCTACGACCATGAAAGCGGAGAAGTGATAGAGCGCACCAAGCCCTCGCCCGTTCGCCGGGCGGCAGCAAAGTGGCCATTTGCTTGCTATGCAAGTGGCGTTCACGCATCCCAAGCCCAAGAGCTTCGGGACTTCTTTCAGCAGCACGGCGAGAAGGTAGATGTGACTCCCGATGGTGATCCAGTCTACACCGGGCCGCAACAGCGTAAGCGTTTGCTGAAGCTCCGGGGTTTACACGATAACGCTGCCTATTACTAAGAGGTTACGATGCCTACTGCTCCTGTTACTCCCGTTGTGAAACCGGCGGTTGTGGCTCCTATAGCGCCCGTTGCGCCGGTTGCTTCGGCTCCAGTCGCCCAGAAAGCTGCGCCGGTTGTCAAGTCGATTCCGCAGCCTCGTCTTGTTTAACCTTTTTTAGAAGAGAGAAAGCACTATGCCAGTTTCCGACGAACTTGTTGCCGAAATCAATCAATCTATTGAAGCTTCAATGGAAGCAAAATCCGCTGAAGCTGTGAAGATAACGCCTGAGAATACGCCGACTGAAGAGCCGGTAGCTGAGGCGCATACTGAAGACGACATGGCAATGGATTCCACGCCGTCGAAGGAATCAGACGATTTAGCTGGAAAGGCTACTGAAGAACCTATCGCAACTGCACCGGTGAAAGAGCCGACAGCCGTTGCTTTGAGTAATGACGCTTTGACGCGGGCGGTTCGAGCGGGCATATCGCTCGATGATGCGCATTCGTTCACGAATGAGGCTGCGCTACTGCGCGTAGTCGAACGTATGGAAGCTGCCGTAAAGCCGATCACTCCGCCCGTTGAAGCGCCGCCTGAAGATTTGTTCGCCGGTATTCCGGTGCTTGATCCAGAAGAGTATGAGCCGGAAGTGATTGCTGCATTCGAGTCGCTCAAAAAAGTCATTCAGAAACAGCAGCAGGATATTCAGCAATTCAAAGATCAGACTTCGCATATTGCGCGTTCGAGTCAAGAGGCTCACGCCGCTGAAGTCGCGAGCTGGTTCGATAGTAAGATCGCTGGCTTGGGAGAAGATTTTAACGATACCTTGGGGACCGGGGCCACGATGGCGCTCACCCCAGGAAGCCCGCAGGCTTTGAAGCGGGACAGCATTGCCACCACAGCCGCAGCCCTTTTGCAAGGATACCGAGCTACCGGGCAGAAGGTTCCGCCGCGCGACGAAGTTTTCGACGCGGCTGCGCGGATTGTGTTGAAGGACGAGTATATCCAAGCTCACGAAAAGCGTTTATCGAGCGAACTCGCTAAGCGCAGCACTCAACACCTTGCACGGGCGAAGGGTGCGAATGGGCAATCAAAGAAAACTCCTCAAGAGGACATCGCCGCCGAGATCGACCAAAAGTTCTTCGGTAAGACGTAAGCCTCTTGTCGGTTGATAAGACAAGGACAAAATCATGGGTTTGCAATACTCTGATATTGATGATGCTGTGCTGTTGACTCAGCAAGGCCTCGTGAAGCGTGGTGCGTTCGTTGATATGCAAACGGACTTGACGGATCACGTTGCCGTTCGGGAAATGTGGAAGGATCGCCAACACAAGTTTGATGGCGGTAATCCGTGGGAGTTCGAGTGTCAGGTTGACCACAACCACAGCGCGCACGCTGTTGAGTTGTATGAGACCGATGGAGCGGCTATCAACAACACGATGATTAAGGGCACGGTTCAACCGCGCCATGTCAACGCGAACTACATCTACGATCAACGTGAGCCGGCCTTCCAGCGCGGTGGCACGAGCATCGTTGATTTGATTCAAACGAAGTACGTGGCCATGATGGTCAGCTTGTTTGAGTACCTGGAAGGTGTGCTGTGGACGAAGCCGGTTGACAGTACGGACGAGAAGACTCCGTATGGCATCGGTTATTGGGTCACGAAAAACGCCAGCGAAGGCTTTAATGGCGGCGATCCGACCGGATTTGCGCAAGGGCGTGCGAACATCACGACCGCCAGCCAGCCGCGTTGGGCGAACTGGACGAACAGCTATGACGCTGTGTCCACGGAAGACCTCGTTCGCAAAATGCGAACCATGCACCGGAAGATTCAATTCCGCTCTGTGGTTTCGCACGCGCAGCCTGAGCTTGGTTCGATGCGCAATGGCGTCTACTGTGACTCGTACACGATTGGACTCGCGGAAGAGTTGCTTGAAGGCCAGGACATGAACCTCGGTTTCGATCTCGACAGCCGTGGTGGCCGCGTTGTGTTCAAAGGCTCGCCGCTGGTTTACGCTCCGTTCTTGGACGAAAGTACCAATGACGGTTTGCCGTACAACGTCTCCACGAACATCTATGACCATCCGGTCTACATGCTCGATTGGAAGTGGATGGCGGTCGGAGTCATGCCCGGCTGGGAAAATCAGTTGACGGCTCCGTACATGGTTCCTGGCAAGCACTTGGTTCGGCGCGTCGATCTCGATGCAACGCTTCAATGCGTTTGCACGAACTTGCGTCGGCAGGGCGTCATTTCGATGTTCATGTAATCTGCACTTTGACTTTTACTTTGAGAGGATAATCCTATGTTCGACCGCAGTGTCAACTCCCCGTTGCAGAACGCAAACTCTTCTCCGATGTGGGTTTGGTTCGACGGCACGACTGCCTTGCTCGAAGGGCAAGCGGTTTGCTATGAGTATAACTATAATGCCCCGGCGACGCCTGCTGGCGCGCCTGCCGAGACGGCGGCGTCGGTTGATGGCCGACGTATGAACTATGTCGTGTTGCCGACTTCATCGAACGGCAATTGGTTCGCTGGTGTTTGTGCATCGTCGTACCAAGCAAGCTCAACCGGCCAATTGATTCAAATCTATTGTCCCGGGAGTGCTTGCAACGTTTTGACGAATGCCAACCTAACGATTGGTTCGGGCGTCATTACGTTCCAATGTGGCGGAACGA